GAGTATGTTCTAGGCTTTGACGGATCATGGAAGAACGACTCAACCGCTCTAGTCGCGGTTATCATGCCGAAAGGAGAAGAAGAACCCTATCGAGTAAAGCGTATAGCAAGCTGGGAGAAAGACTTTGCCCTAGATGACGATAGCTGGGTAGTGGACAAGGGCGCAGTGTCTAAAGCAGTGATGGACTTCTTCGACCAATTCCCTAACTGCCGAGAGATGGCTTGTGACCCTGCCTACTGGGAGGATGAGATGTACACCTGGAACGACTATGGAATACCTGTGGTTGAGTACCGCAACAGCCCTCAGCGTACAGTCCCAGCAACCTCAAAGCTATTCGAGGGAATCATGAACGGAAAGATAAAGCATGACGGAGACGCAGCACTAGCGAGACACCTAGATAACTGTGTTCTCAAGATAGACAACAACAGAGGCGCTCGCATAACTAAGGACTATCGCAACCCTAAGCTAAAGATTGACCTTGCTATCGCTTTGCTAATGGCATATGACCGAGCAACTAGTAGGATAGAAGAGCAGATAGTGCCAGAATTTTTTGTATAAGGCGGATATGGCTACAACATTACAGGTAATCGGAACGACTGCCATAGCAATCGGAGCAGGGATAATCTACCTGCCAGCAGGAATTATATTGGGCGGATTGTTCGCAACTGCCTTTGGAATCGTATTGGAGAGAAATGCTCGCTGACTTCTTTGGAGGCTCTGAGGAACGAGCTATCAGCTTTCAGACAATATGGGGAGCCGGTGGACTTGACTTCGACTTAGGCACACGCTCAGGCACTCTGATCAATGAGGACACAGTTCTTCAAATCAATACAGTGTATGCAGCAGTCTCCCTAATCGCTAACACAGTTTCAACCTTGCCTATCTCGGCGTATGTACGCAGGGATGGAGCGCAGATACCTTTTAGACCAACGCCGACCTGGGTGCAACGCCCTGACATTGACTTCCCAGACAAGGCAGGTTTTTACAGCTCGATTGTCACCTCGCTCTTGGTGGATGGGAACGCTTATATCAAGGTTACCGCTAACAGGCGTACAGGAGAGATAGCTAACCTCACTGTTTTGAATCCGACCACAGTCGAAGCCAAGCGCAACGGAATCGGCAGTGTGATGTATGAGGTCTATGGCGAGGACAAGACTTATTCAACCGAAGAGATAGTCCACATCAGGGATGTTGTTCGCCCTGGACAAATCAAAGGCGTATCACGCACCGAGAGTCTCAAGCAGAGCTTCGGACTACACGCTGCCCTAGACGAGTACGCACAACGCTTCTTCGGTAACGGAGCAAGCACAGCAGGCATCATTGAGTTCCCAGGTAACCTCACCGCAGAGCAAGCGGAGAACCTAGCCAGAGGCTTTGACGCTAAACACGCTAACCGAGGCAACAAGTCACACAAGACAGGCATCCTGTCAGGCGGTGCTAAGTATGTCCAGACATCAGTAGATCCAGACAAGACTCAGAGCCTAGAATCACGCAGACTAGAGATTGAGTCAATCGCCAGAGTATTCAACATCCCCTTTAGCTTCCTAGTGCCAGGAACATCAACCTTTGCCTCACAGGAGCAACAGTCTTTGAACTTTGTCAAGTTCTGCATCAGACCTATGGTGGAAAAGATTGAAGGCGCTCTAAGCCCTCTCATGAGCCGCACAGAAGGCGGAGAGAACGCCTATGTCAAGTTCACACTAGATGGACTCTTGAGAGCTGATTACAACACTAGGGTTAGCGGATACTCAACTGGACTGCAAGCAGGATTCTTCTCGGTCAATGACATTCGCCGCTTTGAAGGCTTGCGCCCGATTGACGATGAGAACGCCGAGACAGTTCGCCTACCGCTCGCCAATGTAAATGTTGAGAACGCTGGACTAAGTGGACTAGGTGAGAGAGCAAGAATCGCACAGCGACTTGTCTTGAGCGGATATGACCCAGACAGCGTTTCAGAGTTCCTCGGAATAGACATCACACACAGCGGAGTCCCAAGCACTCAGCTACAACCGCTGTCACAGCTTGACCCTAATGACCCAACTAGCTTGTATGAGGTGGATGACGATGCCGATAACTAATGGACAACAAACCATAGGCACAGCTGCACAAGCGGTTGATGGCGTATCGGTTTATCAGTCAACTCTGTTTATTCACAACAATGACACAACCAAGAACCTATACATCGGAGGCTCGGCTGTGAACTCTACCGAGGGAATCCCCTTGGCTAAGTTGCAATACATAGAACTCCCAGTCCCACCGCTAGAGACCTACTACCTCATAGCAGAATCGGGGACTGTGAGCGTATCGTGGATGAGGATAGATCAGGACTAAAATGCCTTACTTTATTACCGATGAATCAACCGAGTGTCCACAGTGGGCAGTCGTGAAAGAAGATGGTGAGGTTCTTGCCTGCCATGACACAGAAGAGTCTGCAATCGCACAGATGGTTGCAGTATCCCAAGCGGAAGGAATAGAACCAGGTGGCACTTTCGAGAGACAAAACAGGGCGCAACCCGATGAGCTCGAAGTCGGAGATTTTGTCCGATGGGAAAGCTCAGGCGGAACAGCTCAAGGCAGAATCGAGCGAATCGAACGAGACGGAAGAATCGCAGTCCCAGACAGTGACTTCACCATCATCGGAGAAGAAGATGACCCAGCAGCCCTCATCAGAATCTACCAAGAAGGCGAAGAAGGCTGGCAAGCCACAGACACCCTCGTTGGACACAGATTCTCCACTCTAACCAAGATTGAGGACTTAGAGAGCAGAGATGCCCTCGGCGGTGATAAATACACTACCGAAGCCGAAGCGCTAGAGAAGGCACAGGAGATTGGTTGCACTGGCACACACTCAATGGATGAGAATGGTCAGACAATCTTTATGCCTTGCTCTACGCACGAAGAATACACAGAACTTACAGGCGGAGCTAACTACGCATCAACTCGACAGGTTGACCTAACACCTCCTGCTTACATGAGAGCAAGTGCAAGAAGAGGACTTGAGTGGTATGAAGAAGGTCTTGCCGGTGATGGCTTGGTGGATGCTACTGTCAGGGAAGCCAGGGCGATGGCTGAAGGTAATGTCACCGCAGATAAGTGGGTTCGTCTTAGGGCTTGGATTGCTCGTCACATTGGTGACCTCGACAGTCCTGATGCTAACCCTGAAAGCGATAATTATCCTAGTCCTGGCGTTGTTGCGATGGCTCTATGGGGCGGTGGCACAACTCGCAGATCAGCTCAAAGAGCTATGGACTACGCTGACGGAGTTGTTAGTAGAATCGAAGAAGAGAATGAAGGCAGAGCGACAGGAGCGGCATTGAGCAAGTTTGAACAGAGAGTCATGGTTAGTGACCTAGAGATTAGGTCAGAGAACGGAATGACCCTTGAAGGCTACGCAGCTGTTTTCAACTCTCGGTCAGAGAACCTCGGTGGATTTACTGAGCAGATTGCGCCTGGTGCTTTTACAGCAACCCTCAAGGCGCGCAACGACATCAAGCTACTTTGGAATCACGATACCGCTAATGTCCTCGGCTCAACCAGAGCAGGCACACTTCAGCTAACCGAAGATAACAGAGGTCTAAGGGTAAAGGCAGAACTGCCAGACACTAACCTCGGCAGGGACATCGCCTATCTAGTAAAGCGTGGAGACATTGACTCATTTAGTTTCGGCTTCTCGGTCAACGAGGATAGCTGGAACTCGGCTGGTAACGAGAGAACCCTTGAGAGCGTATCCCTAGTGTCTTTCCCTGCCTACTCCGCAACCGCTGGAACTGCAACTGTCAGAGGCATTGACCAATTAGCTAAGAGAGCTGATGTAGATGCCGACCAACTGGCAGACGCACTTCTAAAGGTTGAAGGTGGGGAAACTATCTCAACCGAGCAGAAGGAAATGCTAAGCAAGGTTATTGACACACTAAGCCCTGAGGAAGCAGAAGAGCAGGGCGAAGAGTTCGATGCCGAGGCTTGGGTAGAATTGAAGAAGAAGAAGCTCGAATATCTAAAGAAGAAGGCATAATGGCAAGCAAGGCTGAAATCAAGAAGGTCATTCTAGATCTGTCTGGTAACCCTGAGTCTGGAGTAGTCGCACAAAATGTTGACGCTTGGGCTGAGGCTATCGCTAGACTAGATGCTCCACAGAAGGCAGAGAAGCCAGTGGACAAAAAAGAGACGAGAGTCCTTTCATCTGACGAAGAGCGCTAAAGTCCTCCTAGCGCCTTAGCCCTCTGAGTGTTATCCCTTTCCACTCAGGGGGCTTTGTCACGCTTGGGGTAGAATATAGGTAAGTCTGAGTGTCAACACCGGCTTAGGTTGAGCGTCAACGCCGCCGATAAGACAAACTAACTAACTATAAGGAGACAATTATGTCTGAGTTTCTAAAAGCTCAGCAGGAACTCCGCGCATCTCTTATCACAGAGGTTCAGAGTCGTATTGACGAAGCTGAAGAGCGTGGCGGTCTAGATGCTGAGACTCGCGAAGCAATTGACAAGCTAGAGGCAGACATCGCCAAGGCTGACGAGAGCATCGCTGTATTCCAGCGCCAAGAAGAGCGCAAAGTAGAGGTAGCTGCTGCCGCTAAGGGTTTCGAGGTTGTAGAAGCAACCAACACCGAGGCTGACACTCTACGCAGCCTTGCTATGAAACCAGGTTCAGCTGAG